GCTAGATGTTTCTGTAATGGCAAACCGTGGAACGCTAGCAGTAGATGGGGCAGACAATACTGCAGATATCACCGAAACGGTATCTCCAATACTTGTTCCCAAAAATGATACTGATACTACTGCTGTTGCAGTCTCACCAGGATTAATTGTATCTGCTACGGCATCAATGGTGACAACGTCAGCATAGACTGTAGCCTGTGTCGGAAGTGCCGACATCACGCCAAGTGTCAAGGCTGCAGCCAAGACTGTGGCAAGTTTCTTAAATGAATTCATTTTTCTCCTTATTAGTTTATACTATATAATGTTTAATCTATCAAGAAAATCTCTAACATCTTTAGGCATTTCCTTGTTGTCTAATTCTACCATATCTCTCTGCTTCTCTGCAAGTCGTGTAGAGGTAGACCAAGTATGAATCTCAATCTCATGGTTAGAATCTTTAGGTGTATGTGATATTGCTCCAAATACAGCGCCACATACAGCATCTGCTAGGTCCTTAGATTTTTTACGTGGATGATCAACTCTAGTATTTTTCATAATTTTGAGTTCTGACATTTCTTCCAGTAATAAAGGAATTCTTGGTATTGCAACTCTCTCTTCATATATCATCATTGCTAAGTCTTCGTAATGTTTTTTAGCAACAGAAACAGTGTCAGTCTTTATGCCTACCGCTTTTAATTCTTGTTGAATATCAAATGATTGCCAACGGTCAAATGAAACAACCCCAATATTAAATCCTTGTCTGCGTAAATTAATGATCCACTGTTTTACTTCTGATAAATTAACTGGACCCTCTGATTTTGGTTCCCACCAAGCAACTGCATCAACAACAACCATTGGCGCTACTTGTTCATAATCTTTAATAACTTGAATATTTACCCATTTATCTACATGAGCAATTGCTACAGCACACTTGTCGTGTTTCTGAGCAAGGTCAGCATGAATGTAATATATTTTTTCTGGATCAGGTTTAAAGGATTCATCAAACCTTCTAAAGTTATCAACTGGATTTCTTAATGTCATACACTTTTCTAACTTATCTTTTTGTTTAAAGAATGCATCTGATGCAAATGTTGGCGTACATGCAAAACGCATCATGGCATCACCAAGATCTGTATAAAATGCTAACTTAAAGTCATCTATTTTTCTAGTGGGGTTTACATCCCATGTTGTTTTTTTAAGTGCTAAAACTTTTGGAACCTTATAAGAAAGAATTGTATCTTCTTCCCATGCAATTTCAAATTGATTGTTTGGATCATTATGTGGTAAATCTTCATTCATGATAAAGATATGTTTCTTTTCAATAGTTTCTTTTTCTGCAATAACATCTTCATACCTTTTTGAAATAAAGTCACCTTGATAACGGGGAAATGATAGTAGTACTACTTTTCCTAAATCTGGAAAACGAGAATCAACTGAGCCACGAAATGCTTTATAGATATTTTCTGCAGTTTTGCCTTGCTCATTACCAGTTCCAACTTCAGATGCAAAACCAGAAATTTCGTCAAGCACTGCAAGTAATAGGTTTAAACCTTCATGTGATTCTCTTTCTGAATGTCCAGAGTAAACGGTAATTGATTTATCAAACTCAATGCTATCTGCTTTTGCGTTATACTTTCCTGCAAACCATGGTGATTTTTCTATCTTAGTTTTAAATCCTTTAAAGAATACGTTCTTTGCTTGTTGTGCGTTAATGGCTACGTTTATGATATCAATTGCATCCCCGCTTGGTTTTCCATAATATCTAGCAGGATCTTTAAGGCACAATAGTTTATATACTATGTATGCACAGGCTACCGTTGATACAAAGTCTTTTCCAGAACCTTTTCCAAGTTGCAAAATAATTTCATTTTTAGTATATTTATCAAAATATTGAGCACCCGCAACCGATCCAAATATTTCTTGTAGTTCTTCTTTACGATAAATTTGACTCATTGCTTCTACAATTTCATATTGTATTAAAGACAATTGCGGCTGACCAAGATAATCGGCAGACTCAACAAATGTTTTTGCGTCTACTGGGATTTCATCAAATTGATTCTCTTTTAAAACTTCTAAAAAATCATTAAACATCTTGGACAATTGTAATTACCTCTCCCTCTTTAGCAATCTGAGAAAGACGTCTCATAATTAAATCACGAACCTCTGGATGGGTTGAAGCAATGTCTCTTAAGATTTCAACAAGAACCTCTTGTCGTCTTTCAATTTCAACCATCTCTTCTGCAAGTTCTTTATTTTCTAAAAGTCCTGCTTTTTGTAACATTTCAATTCTAGATTTTTCAATATCCATTACTAACTTAATTGCTTGTGTTTTTGCACTAAGATTATTAGTCATACTTGATTCATCAATTACTTCATAAGCCTTTGTAATAAGTTTAGTGTAATGGGTATCTGCTCCAGCAAGTGCTTCCTTAGCCCGTGCACGAATTGCATCATTTGCAGATGCCATAACCTTCCACTCATTAATTAATGAAACAACACGAGTACGTGGAATATCTAACTCTTTAGAAATTTTTGTTGGATCTTGCCCTTTAAGGTATTCTGTAACTACCTTATTAACTTCATCAAGATGCTCAATTAATTCTGATTCAGTTGACATTTTTTTCCTTTGCTATTTTTAATAAAACTAAGTATCCTATTAAATCATCAATGTCATTATCTCCAGGATAGTCTGTGCCTTTCATTAAACGACTTAATTTGTCATCAATTCTAACTTTAAGTTGTTCTGCTGGATCTGACTTACTAAAAATTCTTACAGGATCAAGAGCAGAATCCCCATATGCTATATTTTTTTCTATAAGCATTTGTGCTATAGAGTGACACGTTTTCCAAATTAAATTGCCAGACGGCGCTCCAACTGACTTAAGATAAAGATCATCACATTTAAAATCTTTAACATCTCCATACACTGATTTTAATTTCATCTTTTTGATTTCCTTAATCCAAATTTTGCAAGGTATACGTAGACAGTTTCAACACTAGTCCCGCACTCGTTGGCAATATCTTGTGGAGATTTTTTGTCCATAACAAACCTTTTACGGAGCCAAGCCTCGCTTGTATACAGTTTAGCACCCATGATATTATTTGTCAACCTCTGTTTCAGAAATGTCATAGTCATATGCGTTTGAGTCTTCTAAAACCCATTTATCGTAACTTTCAACATCCCATTTATTTGTATTTATAAGTCTTTGTATCACTAGATCTTTTTTGGTTACAAATGATGGTTCTTTTAATCTAATACGGTTATTAGGCTGTACCGCAAAATTCCCATCATCTCTTTGAATAACATGACCACATTTATGTTGCCCTGGACTTTCTGAATACCCATCATCTAATATATTGCTTTCTGGATTATGCCAGTCTAAAGTAAATAAATATTTTCCGCCAATGTTATTTTTATTTCTATCTATGTATGACATTTTCATGTTACTTAAGTTTTCAAATTTTGTAACTGCTATATGAGGACTAAAAGAATTCCAAAGCACAAGGTTGTAAATTGGCTCTTCAGGAACTCCTGGTTTTGTACAAAATGCATTGATTGGCATTCTCCACCAAATTCCACCATCTTCCATTAAAAAATGAAATAAAGGACTTCTACTTTTAATACTAGACACACCAAAAATTACACATGGAAAATATTTGTCATGACTATCTTCTTGATCTCTTAAAAAATTACCACGAACATAGCACTCAATTGGTGGTATGTTAGCATTCAACTCTGGCATTATTCCTCAATTCTCATTGCTTTATTCCAGTTATTAATAGCCCAGTGGCCGATACCACAAGCATCAGCAACATCATTATCGTTAACAATTTTATCATAGTTGATTTCAATTAGTTTTATGGTCCTTTCTTTTCTAACTTGTCTTTCATAAGACTTATACCAAGAATCCGACTTTCCTGGATTTTTTATTCTAATATCTACCTGTTCTTCTTTTGTTAATCTTTTATTTCCCAAATAGTTTTGCCAAGTTATTGGTGCTACAGTTCCTATAATTTTTGTTCCAGTTAATCCTGCTGCACCTAATAGTGCCCCTTGAACTAGTGCTAGATCTGCAGCAGTTTTAGGACTATTCATAAATACTGTATGTTCAATTACGATTGCTTCAAATCCTCCAAAATGTTCAAAGAATGCTTTTGTCTTGGCACAAGCATCCATTACTTTTTCGTAATTTGTTTTTCCATTAAAATTAATTTTACCAATACTGCCTAAGACGTTATTATTAAAAATAGCAAAAGCAAGGCTGTTAGTGCTTGCATCAATAGCACAAATTGTTTTTGGATTATTTTTGTTCATAATCAAAAAATCCTTTTAGTTGTTTTAACATCTTATCCACATTTTTTTTATTTATATTGCAATTAGAGCAAAACCCAGAATCGTTATATATTGAAAGTTGTTCTCCACAACCACCAATACAAAGTCTTTTTTTACCTATTCTTTTTTGTCTACGAGTTATCTGGTACCTTTCCGCTATCTTTATCTTGGTGGCTTCTTCTCTACAAATATCTCCACAATAAATTTGATAACTTACCTTTGGTTTAAACTGGGTCTCGCACCTTTCACATAGTTTCACATTTATTCATCCTTTTCATCCTTTAATAATCTCATAGGTTTAATCTTAACTGTTCCTTTTCCTGCTTCAGCGCATGCTTTTTGAATAGGACAAACCTTGCAAATTTTTGAATTTGAGCGATAAGGAATTTCTGGTAGTTGTTTGTCTTGCCAATTTTTGTAAACTACTCTCATCCAGTCAAATGTTTCATCTACCCAGGCACGGTATTGATCATTTACTACAACAGGTAAAGTAAGTAGTTCGTGATTGTTTTTATTTTCGTAAATCATTACACCCTTACGAATTTTCCAAACCTTCATATACATTAATAATTGCATTAAGTGACCCATTTTAGGTTTTCTACTTAATTTTTTATGCTCAAAGTCATCGTTTCTTATTGTTTTAATTTCACCAACAAGTCTTTCACCTTTATAGTCAATCATGACATCCCCATACCCGTCAAAAGGTGGATCATCAGTTTTAACTCTAAACTCCATTGCTGGATGAGTTTGCTTGCTGTATTTTCTTGGTATTGGATCAAACTCTAAATCTTGTGCAAGTAAACCAGAAGCCTCTATTGCATCTTGTATTCTTCCATGTCCAAGGGTTCCCTGTGTTCTATTTGCTACGCCAATAGCGTCTGAGTTATCATAAAATATTTGTCCATCAAATGCTAGGTGCCAATATCTTGGACACTCACCTGCGCCATAAGTTAAGCCAGATGCAGAAAAATTATTTTTCTTGGTAAACTTTGGTTTTGTTTTAGTGAGATAGCCAGCGTTTATGGCAGTGTCTAAGCCTTCAACAAGACTTTCATCTTCTTCGCTATTTCTGTTCTTCTTTTTGGTATCTTTAATCATAATCTGTTTTAGTAAGTTTTTAGCCATGTTTTATCCCTTGTTTATATTAATTATAGCAGGTTAGCGCATTATGTATTTAAGCGCTGATACCAAATCGTTTATTGCTTGTGCTGCTGTAAAGTATATGTTTTTCTTTGCCCTGTCAGATTTGTCAACATTAGCCATCCAAGTGGCTTTAAAAGACATTTTTGCTGCAATAGCCTGTAGCCTTACAATTTCAAGACTAGCAGCCTGAAGTGGAATATCTGGTTTTATAATAATCTTTGCAATCATAGTTAGAGCAACGGTCAACTCCTCATCCTGCATATAGTCTGCAATCTCTGTTAAACCATTTACCATGTCAAGTGTTGTTTTTTGTGATCCTGGTTCAGACATTATATTTCTCCTCTGTTAATTGTTCTAGCATATTCATTTCAATTATAGCAAGTCTTACCTTTGTATTACCTTCTCCAAGAATTACAATAATGGCTGGAGACTTATCTCTACCCGCTTGAATAGAATCAGTAACAGCCTTTGCCCATACGTCTTTGTTTAATGTAAAAGATTTGCTGGCTTCTTTAAAATCAACAACAAATTCACGCCATGTTGCATCACCCTTCTGTGTATTTCTACCAGAATTTTTATGCTGCTTAGCACCTATTCTTTTACTTTCGTTCTTTTCGCTCATAATCTTTCTTTGTTAGAGGCAGTAAATTAACTTTTGAAATATGTTTTTGCGTACACATCCATGTTGCATCTCCAGTCTCTCTCCAATATCTTAAAGATGTTACAACTTCTTGACAAGTTTTACATGGCCACTTGCCAGGATATACAGTAAAATTTTGTTCAGGCATTAATTATTTTTTTCTTAAGTTGTTCTTGTAAATCTAAATCTTCTTTAACACGATCTATAAAACCATCACGGCCTTGGACTTTTGTTCCATCATCTAACTGATACCATGCACCAGTTCTGTTAACTAGCCCCATTGATTCTGCGGTATCAACTAAATCTCCTATTGCATCAATACCAATATTGTCACCTCTAAAATAAAAATCATACTCACCAGATTGGAACCCTGGAGAGGTTTTAGAGAATTGTAATTCCCAACGAATTTTTCTACCAATTTTTTCTTCAATTAATTTATCTCCCACCTTAATCTTTCCTTTAATTGCTTGATTTTCTGACTCAGAAGAGAACAATTTAATTACGCAAGATGAATAAAACTTGGTAGCCTGACCGCCAGAAGGTTGTTGACTTGTGTACATTGCATTAATATTATTTCTTGATTGTGAAATAAGAACAAGCAGTGTTGGCTTTACTTTGTTGTTAGCATAGTTAAGCATTTTCCAAGCATTGCTAAAGTCTCTAGATTCTGCACCAATCTGTTTCGTATTTTCAAGTGCCTTCATCTCGTCTGAATCTTTTTCAAAATATATTGCAGGAAGCATTGATGTAATTGAATCAATAACAATAAGATCAACTCCAGCATTTATAAGTCCAACACCAACATCTACCATGTCGCTAATAGTGCGTGCTTGAGAGTAAATTAATTTTGTTGGATCTACCCCCATTTGCTTAGCCCATTCCTCTGAGTAAGACATTTCAGAATCAATCCATGCACAAACCTTGCCTTCTGCTTGCGCTAAAGCAATCATCTGTAAACACATAGATGACTTAGCCGATGACTTACTTCCCCAGACAAGCACTTGTCTACCGTATGGCAGTCCACCGCCTAGTGCACGGTTTAATCCAAAACTTGGAGTTGGCTGATACTCAAAATTAATTCCTTCTCCTGTGCCAAGACGTTTTCTAAGTCTTGGATCTAATTGAGATAATACATCTTCTACACTAACTGACATTTACATCCTCCATAATTACCGTGCCATCTTTGGTTTTACCAAAACTAAATTTAT